GTATGTTGCAAAAACAAGGATAAGTCAAATAAATGGCAAATCAATACTCACCCTCTGAAATATCAGCCATTATTGACGAATATAATAATGCAATAGATAAGAATATACCTGTATCTAGAGATTTGGCCAAAAGAATGGCTGATGCTAGTAAAGGACAAAAAGAATATACTGATACATTAAAAGCCAGTTTTAATAATTTAAGTAGTTCTTTACTAGGTTTGACTGATAAATTTATCGAAGGCGAGGAAGGACTCAGTGTTTATAATGATTTAACTAAATCATTAGGTGATGCATTAGGTGATTTACTAGGTTGGATTCCTGTTATTGGGCCAGCATTATCAGGTGCTGCAAAAGCAGGAGCTGACTACGTTATTGCAACACAAAAACAAGGTGATGCATTATTTAAAATTTATCAAGATGTCAGCAAAAATGGACTGACATTAGGTATGGATGATACTTTTAAAAATCTCCAATCTGCAGGATATACTTTAAAGGAAATGAGTCAATTCACTGAGCTAATGAAAAACAATGCTCAACTATTGGCTACATATGGTGGTACAGCGGCACAGGGTGCTAGTGAGTTTGTTAAAATTTCCGAGGCTATAACATCTTCGGGCATAAGAACTGAATTTCTTAACATGGGAATGACAGTTAATGATATTAATGATAGTACTCTCAACTATATCAAATTCCAAAAAAATAGCGGGTCGATTAAAATAAAAACCCTGCAGGAACAAACAGAAGGTGCTAAAGATTTTATCGAACAACAAGATAGATTGACAAAGATAACTGGGCTCAGTGCAGAGGCACAAAATAAAGCGATGGAACATGCTTTGTCTACTGAACAATATGCTGCTCGCAATGCAAAATTGCAAAGAATAGCAGATGCTGGAGCAGAAGGTGCAGAAGATGCTAGAAAAGAATTAGAATTAAATCGAACTTTAATTTCATATACACTGGGTTCTACAGAAAGTGAAAAGATAGTTGACAATCTTACTAAAGTATTAGCAGGTTCAATTAATGACCCTGGGTTTCAAGCATTTAGTATAGCATATCCTAAAGCGTTTGCGTCATTGAGAAATGGTGTTAAAGATGCTAATTCTATCATGAATCTTATGGATGAAGATGCTGTACAAACTAGCAAAGATTATGAAGAAAGAGCAAGGGTAAGTATTGCAAACAAAGCAATCAGTGATTTCCCAGCTATTCAACGTCAAGCTGGTAGAGCAGTTGGTGATAGAATTAAACTACAAGACAAAGCTCGTAAAGATCAAGTATTACAACAGAAAGGAGAAGTAGATCAGTCAACTAAAAATATGACTGATATTACTCAAGCACAACGTAATGCCACACAATCAGCTGAAGCTTTTATTAATATAGGCATCGGACCTGTATTAAAAGCCTTTGGTGCAACTACTGATGTTATTGATCAAGTAGTTGGCTTGCCTGCTGAATTATTAGGAAAACAAGGACAGGCTGGAGGAGGTACAACATTATTAGATAAAGCTAAGTCAACATTTGGTGCAACTCCAACTAGTTATACAGCACCTAGTCCAAGTTTAGGATTCAGTACAAGTACTGCACCTTTAATGACGCCATCGAGTAGTCCTGCTAACATGACCCAGTATTTAAAAACTACTGCATTGTTAGAATCTGGGGGAAATACTAATGCTCGTGCAGGAACTAGTAGTGCAACTGGCATGTTTCAGTTTATAGATAAAACGTGGATCGATACTGTAAAACAAATGGGTAAAAATTATACACTCCAAGATAGATACGATCCTGTAAAATCTGCGGAAGTAATGAAATATTTTACAGAAAACAACAAAAAGATATTAGAAACAACCACAGGTAAGGCAGCGACGTCTACTGATTTATATATGGCACATTTCTTAGGTGCAGGAAATGCTGCTAGATTTTTAAATCTTATGAATGCTAATCCCGATGCTATTGCAGCCAACTTCTTTCCTGCACCTGCTGCTGCAAATCATTCTATATTTTATGATAAAGATACTCCAAGAAGCTTAAAAGATGTTTACGCATTGATGGGATCAAAAGTAGCAAAAGCTGAAGAAGCGGTTTCGACAAATAAATGGGGCGGAAAAGATTTACCTTCATCAGTTGCAACATTAAACACAGGAGAAATTCCTAAAGGTGCATCGGGTAATATATTAAGTGGGCCAACTAGTGGATTTATGGCTTTGTTACATGGGGTAGAAGCTGTAGTTCCGTTACGTGACGGTAAAACAATTCAAGTAGAAACAAATGAAGATGAAGAATCTACAGAAGTAATTGAAATGTTAGCAATGAAAGTACAGAAATTAGATAAAATAATAAACAGTATGCAAAGTCACGTGCGTACTTCTAACAAGATATTACAACTACAAAGCTAATAAGCTAAATAATACACTATGGCAACTTCAAATGGACGCAATGGCCGCAACGGCAGCTGGCGCAAGTACTTCAAACTTGCTGATACAAATCAGCTAGGACAACTCAGCCCGATATCGGGGAAAAATAACTTTGGACTCCCGGGTTATAATCGACCTGGATCTGATTTCGATGAAGGCACTCGTAATGAGTTTGCATTCCGTAACTATGCAAGTAGACTGCCTGAAGTTTATTCAGGGCACCCAAATCGTTTAGAACGCTACAATCAATATGAAAATATGGATTGTGATAGCGAAGTAAATGCCTGTTTGGATATTATTGCTGAATTTAGCACGCAAGCCAATGGAGATAATGGTACTCCATTTGATATTGATTTTGCTGAACAACCTAGTGATCACGAAATTGAAATTATTAAAAAACAATTACAGCAATGGTCTAAATTAAACAAATTTGACCAAAGAATATTTAAATTATTCAGAAATACCATTAAGTATGGCGATCAAGTGTTTGTACGTGATCCAGAAACATTCCAAATGTACTGGATTGATATGATTAAAGTAGCACGTATTATTGTCAATGAAAGTGAAGGTAAGCGTCCTGAGCAATATATCATACGTGACATCAATCCCAACTTCCAAAACATGAGTATGGCGGCTAAAACTACGTCAGACTATTATGTAAGTCGTTCAACTGGATCAGTTACCACTGGAAATAACTATAACGCACCTAATGGCGGTGCAGGTGGCGGCGGAGGTGGTGGAGTTGGGAACAGTCGTTTTACGCAGGCAATGAATGAATCGTGTATCGATGCTAAACATGTAGTACATTTAAGTTTAAATGAAGGTTTAGACTACTTTTGGCCATTTGGTCAAAGCATTTTAGAAAACATTTATAAAGTTTACAAACAAAAAGAATTATTAGAAGATTCTGTATTAATTTATCGTGTACAGCGTGCTCCGGAACGTCGCTTATTTAAAATTGACGTGGGTAATATGCCAAGTCATTTAGCAATGGCCTTTGTAGAACGTGTTAAAAATGAAATGCATCAACGTCGTATACCTACTGTAACAGGTGGTGGTGCTAATATGATGGATGCAAGCTATAATCCATTAAGTGTAAACGAAGATTATTTCTTTCCTCAAACTAGCGAAGGACGTGGTAGTAGTGTTGAAGTACTGCCAGGCGGACAAAATCTAGGCGAAATTGACGATTTAAAATATTTTAACAACAAAATGGCACGTGGTCTACGTGTTCCAAGTAGTTATTTGCCCACTGGACCAGATGATAGTTCAGCACCAATGAATGATGGACGCGTCGGAACTGCACTAATACAAGAATTCCGCTTTAACAAATACTGTGAACGTTTGCAAAAATTAATTATGCAGAAGTTAGATGATGAGTTCAAGATGTTCCTTCAGTGGAGAGGCTTCAGTATTGATAGCAGTATCTTCTCAATTAAACTAACACAACCACAAAATTTTGCCAGCTATCGTCAGTCTGAACTTGATACTGCTCGTGTAAGCACATTTACTGCGATTGAACCACTTCCATATCTTTCAAAACGCTTTTTATTGAAGAGATACTTAGGATTAACTGAAGAAGAGATTCTAGAAAATGAAACATTATGGAAAGAAGAAAGAGATTTAACTGAAATTATCAAACCATCTGGACAGGATTTGCGCTCAGTTGGAGTTACTCCTGGCGGGATGGATGCAGATATAGATATGGGTGATGAATTAGCTGGGTCAGAATTAGGTAGCGCCGAAACTGATACAGGCGCAGGTCCTGCACAAGCACCACAAACTGCTCCAGGTGCAGGATCAGTTGGTAGTCCCGCAGGAAACACTGCTGGTGCATAAATTTAAAATAATCAACTAAATACATTACTATGATTTTAAACGAACTTTACAAAAAAAGCCCGAACTCTTATCAAGACTTAGAGGATGATAATTCACAACCTCAAATGGGACAATTGCGAAAAAGTCGTTTAACATTAAAACAAATTCATAAATTAAGAAAAATGAATGAGCTCCGTGAAATAGAATTCAAAAATAAATTGAAATACGTTAAGGCTCAATATTCACCAGCAGTAGAGCCTACTGCACCTCCAATGTAACAAAAAATACATAAATTACACAAAATACATCACTTTTATGTCCTTACAAGTCTAATATTAGCAGTTAATATAAATATATTCACGAGCCATTCATCTAAGGAGATAAAATGAAATCGAAATTTGAACAGTTAATCGAATATGTGATTAACGATGACACCGACAAAGCTAAAGAGCTTTTCCATAATATTGTAGTTGAGAAATCGCGCGAAATTTATGAAACACTAATGAACGAGGAAGATATCGAGGAAGTTGACGAATCTGCCGAAGAAGAAGAAGAATCCGTTGAAGAAGGTATGGATAATACTTCTGGTGACTCTAGTCAAGATTTAATGCGTGAAGTCGAAACTGACGAAAGCGGCATGAATGAAGAAGAGGAAGAAGAAGAAGGCGCAGATACTGAATTCGACGACGAAGCTGAAGAAGATGGCGACGAATTTACTAAAGACATGGAACATGACCATGATGAGATGGACGGCGGCGAAGATTTAGAAGATCGTGTTGTTGATCTTGAAGACAAACTCGACGAATTAATGGCTGAATTTGAAGAACTCATGGGCGGCGAAGAAGGTCATGGCGATGACGAGTTTGATATGGAACCAGTAGATGGTGAAGTTGGCGGCGATGCGTATGCAGACGATGATACTTCAGAATTCAAAGACATGCCAATGAGCGAAAACGTTAGTTTAGACAAAGTTCCTGCTCCGAAACATGGTGACAACGGTGCAAACCCTAAGTCAACTACTGCGTTTAATTCAGGTGCAGCTGGTATGCAAGGAAAACCAGTACGTAACGTAGCAGCAGAGGCAAATCCAGATGGAACATCAGCATACAAAGCTCCAAATAGCTATGCTGATAAAGGACGCGGAGATTTACCAGGTGCTGGAAAATTCAAAAATACTCCAGCAAAAGGCGGTGTTAATAGTAAATTAACTCCAGCTCCAAAACCACATTTAGCCCAGGCAACTGGTGTTAATACTAAAACACCTTTTCCAAAAGGTTAATAGATAGATATGGCTCGTCATACATATCTCAAAGAACATCTAAGCTTCACTCAGGCAAAAGTAGAACTTTTAACTGAGGAAGCCAAAGATGGCGGCAAAACTCTTTATATGAAGGGTATTTGTATTGAGGGCGGCGTAAGAAACGCTAATGAGCGTGTATATCCAGTTAACGAAATTGCCAAAGCAGTAGACACTATCAACGAACAACTTAAATCAGGTCATTCAGTATTAGGCGAAGTAGACCATCCCGATGATTTGAAAATTAATTTAGATCGTGTGAGTCACATGATTGAAGGTATGTGGATGGAAGGTCCCTGCGGCTACGGAAAGTTAAAGATATTACCAACACCTATGGGTCAACTTGTAAAAACAATGTTAGATTCAGGTGTGAAGTTAGGGGTTAGTAGTCGTGGATCAGGAAATGTCAACGACTCCAACGGACATGTCAGTGACTTTGAAATCGTCACTGTTGATGTAGTTGCTCAGCCAAGTGCTCCAAATGCATATCCAACAGCAATTTACGAAGGCTTGTTAAATCATGCCGGCGGTCAAAAACTATTGGAAATGTTTAAGGATCCAGCTAAAAGCAACAAAGCACAGAAATACGTATCAAATGAAGTAATTCGTTTAATACGTAGTCTGAAGATCGAAGGAAAATAATATGCTAGACGCATTGAAACCGTTACTAGATAGCGAGTTTGTTACAGAGGAAGCGA